TACACGCGGTCGATTGGAACCGACGACCGCTACGTGCAGGTGCAATACGTCTCGGCGACCACGTTGACCGAGCACGGCGGCGTGATCCTTGAGTTTTACAATCCGACCAGCGTGCCGACGACTGACAGTTCCACGTCGATGCTGCAAGCACAAAAGGTTGTGGTGGAAGGAACGTAATCAAGTGCCGGCGACCCCGGTACCACCCGGCGGGTGCCGGTGCCTCCAGCCGGCACCCGCTACTTCAAAACTCTTCTGTGTCGTTAGTGACTACTCGGCGTGTATTAACTATCGCCGGGGCAACCAACAGAAAGACAGAACATGCCAGACGCTTCTTATCAGCCCAAGGTTTATCGTGCCCAGGGTGGCAATGAGATTGTTGTCGCCTCTAGCGGCAAGATCACTGTCGAATCCGGCGGGCATCTCGCCTGGCCAGTGGAAACTGGCACAACGACCGCCGCTCTTTCCGCGATGGGATTGAGTCTCGTCACACGCGGGACCACGGCGACGGGTGCGAACAACTATACGATTAAAGCCCCGATTATCGGCGTGCCTAAGTGGATCACAGCTTTGCTCGCAGCGACTAGCGAAACCGTTGTGGTCGCTGGCGAAACAACCGGAATCACATTCGGCTCGACACTCATGCCGAAGGTGGTTATCAGTTCTGCCGGCTGCGTTGCCATGATTGGCCGCACGACCGCGATCTACGACGTGATTAACGTCGGTTCTACCGTGACGCCTGCCCCGTTGGTGGCGTTGAGTTCGTAACTATGGAGGATTCTTTACCTATGTCTATCGCCGAAAACGGCGTCGGACAAGGATGTTCACCCGCCTTGGCGGGAGGGGCAGGGACGCCCACGCCACAAACTGTGTTTCCCTCGGATGGTCAATCGCACGTCGTCACAACCTGCGATGAGCTACCGCGACCGGGCATTTCCAAGTTAGGCGGCCCGCGGATCACGGAAGCGAAGGGCGTCAACCTGCGCTTCCCTGACGGGTGGACGGGAACCGCGTCCGCCCAGCAGAACGGCGCGGAAGTCACGATTGACATTGCCAGCGTCCAGCCTGCCCCGAAGCCCGTCAAGCGGTGCGACATTGTAGGCAAAGCGCCGTCCAGCTTGGGACTGGCAAGGTATCTCGACAAGGACTACTCGATTTGGGGTTTGTCGGACGGCTGGAAGAATATGCCCCGCCCGGTGAACTCCAATGACGTGTGGTTTGAACTGCATGATATTGATACAGGAAGGCGGGAGCGCTGGCCGCCAGAATACTACGATTGGCTCAAGGCGAATCAGGGCGTCTTACCTATCTATATCGGGCACCGGCTGCGAGTGGATAAGTACACGGTTTCGCCCAAGTATATGACCTTGGAGCAGGCCCAGCAGTTAGACCGCGATACTAAGCCGCCCAAGGACTTGCCGAACGTGCTCATGTATCCGGTGTATGAGGTGCTGTGGAGGTGGGGAACGTACTTTAACAACTCCATCAGCTTCATGATGGCGATGGCGTGGCTCAAGAGCTTTACGCACGTCGGCTTGTTCGGCGTCGATATGGCGCAGTCTGACCCGGTGACTGGCCAAAACGGCGAGTACGAGCACCAGCGGCCGAGTTGCGAGTACATGATTGGCATTCTTCGCGGCAGCGGGATTGACGTTTACGTGCCCGGCGAAGCGGACTTGCTCAAGTGCAAGAAGCTGTATGCGTTCGAGACGCACGGCAACGAGAACGAGGAAGAGAAGAAACGCATCGCCCGCGTGAAGGAACTACAGGCGGGGATTCAGAAGCACCGGCAGCAGCAGGAGATGTCGGCGCAGCGAATCATTGCCCTGAGCGGTGCGTTGGACCAGATGAATTACGACTATCGACGGAGCAGGTAGTGGATGCTCTCAGTCATAACACCATCGACCGCCGAATCGGTTTCGCTTGCCGAGGTGAAAGCCCAGGCACGAATCGACCATGCCGACGAGGACGACCTGATTGCGGCATATATTGTGGCTGCGCGCCAGTGGTGCGAGAGCTATGTATCACGCCCGCTCACCGCCACCGCAGTAACGTACCGATTACAGTTGGACACGTTCTGCGACAAACGATACTACCACAAGGGGGTGATTTATTTCCCGGTGGCTCCGGTTCTGGCGACGACAGGAATCAGTTACTTACCGAGCGATGGTTCGAGTTCTACTACTTGGGCGTCGAGCGACTATACCTTCGACACGAACTCGGAACCGGCACGGCTGGCACCGGTTTACGGGGCAGTCTACCCGGACACGCTGAGCCAGTTGAACGCAATTACGATTCCCTTCACGGCGGGATACAGCACGCCGGCGGATGTTCCCCAAGGCTGCCGGACGGCAATCAAGATGCTGGCGGCGGAGTTGTATGAGAACCGCGAGAACATTGTGACCGGGACCATCGTTGCCGAAGTCCCGTTCGGCGTCAAAGCACTTTTAGACCCTCATAGATGGGGCGGATACATATGAGCTTTCAAGCTATCGAACAAAAGACGGCGACGATTTCGAGTACGGCCACGTTCCTTAGCTCGACCTCGTTTAACTTCGCGTCGTCGAACCTGGCGCTCGCACAAAAGGTGACAATCCTGCCGACCAGTGCTTCACTAAGAATCGGCTGGGCTGGAACCGCCCCCACGACAGCGGCGGGCATTCCGGTGACTTCGGGTTCGACCTATCAGATTTTCGGGGCGGTGAACGTAGCACAACTGCAAATGATTGCCCAAACGACCAGTGCGAGCGTGATAGCGATAATCGAAAAGTAGATGGCCGATGTCACGATCAGTTCGAGTCTTGTTCAGCCGGGCGACAATGCCCCGACGGCACACTACGTCTCTGGCGCGGACCTTACACAGCCAGGATTGCTTTGCTACGTGGACAGAGCGGACCGAGACCGGATTAAGAAATGCGACGCCCTCACGCTTGCCAAGTCAGAAGTGGCCGGCGTCAACCTTAACGTGGCGTCAACCGGGCAGCCGGTGATATTGCAAACCGACGGAGACTATCAAGCGGGCGGAGCGTTGACCAAAGGGCAGACGTATATCGTCAGCACCAATTCGGGCGGGATTGCACCGATTACCGACTTGAGCACGGATAGCTATGTGAGCATTTGGGGCGTGGCGACCAGTACGGCGGAAATGTCGATTGTGCGGTTTCCGAGTGGAGTGCAAAAGACGTGAGAGCCGGAGAGTTAAGCCGACGGTTTCGGATCGAAGAGCCCGTCAACAACGAATACGACGCGGCAGGACACCCGATAGAAAAGTGGCGTTTGTTCGGGATGGTCTGGGGCGAGTTGGAAGAGTTGTCGGCGAGTGAAAGCGACGGCACGGATGGCAAGGATTCGGCAGCCTCGTTGACTGTGAAAATCAGGTATACGCGGGGCGTCGATTCAACAATGCGGCTGTGCTTTGAGGACGACAAGGTAAAGCGGACGATGGGCATATCTGGCGTGACGAAGGATAGGAAGAACCGGGAAATGGTTTTGACGTGCAGGGAAGAACGTGGCTGATTCATTAGAAAACACGGTTACGCTTGACCTGTCGGGCGACAAGTTCCTGGCGAGCTTCTTGGAAGATTTGCCGCAGAAGGTTTACGACCGCGTGGTCAAGACGGCGTTTCGCGTCCCGGCTATGCGGATTATGAAAACTGCCCGTCAGCTCGCCCCGATCACGATTGGAAATAAACAAAAGAACCGCCCGCCTGCCGGAACGCTTCGCAAGCTGATTAAGGTTCGCAACCTGCGAAAGCAAAAAGGCGTAGTGGGGGTTCGGGTAGGAACCTCGTCCCGCGATATTCCAGAAGGGGAAGCGTTTTACTCCTACTTTCAGGAGTACGGTTACAAGATTGGAAAACGTCCGTTTCGCAACCGCGTTCCTGAGAGATTGCGGGCCGAGAAGCTGGCGGAGAAGCAGCGGTTACTTGAACATTCGACCGAGACTAGCGTTTTCGACCCAGGTATTTCGGCGGCGCGGCGGGCAAAGCTGATGGCAGCGGCGACGGAGCGGATGCGGAAGAAAAAGACCAAGCTCGCCTCCCAGATTGCCGACCTACAGGTGTCCATCAGTGGCGACGTAAGAAGGAAGATACCGGGCAAGTTTTTTATCCGCCGAGCCTTTGACGCCCACAAGAACATCAGCAAACAGGAAATGCGGAACGAGTTGATCTTCGCCGTGGAGGCGGAGCAAGAGAAGGCGGCCCGCAAACAACAGCAACAGGCCAAAGCCGCATGAGCATGGAAGAGGATTTCCTGAGCCTCATACGCGCCAACAAGGACGTGGTGGGGATGATTGGGAACCGACTTAGCCTTGACGTGCGACCGCAAGATAGCGATGAGCCGGCGATTGTCGTATCGAGAATCAGCGGCGGTCATGAGCACCAGATTACCGGGAGTGCCGGATATGCCATGCCTGTATTGCACGTCATGTGCTTTGCCCCGTCGGCGGTCTCGGCGAACCGCTTGAGGGACTACGCGAGGATGGCATTGCAGGGAGTCGGCAACAAGGTTGTCGGGCAAACCAAGTTTTTGTCCCTGATATTGGACGACGAGGACCACGATTACCTACCGCCAATCGACGCCAGCGATAGAGGGACGTTCGCCCGCTTGTTGGTGTTTTTAGTTTTGCACGAAGAGCCAATACCGCAATTCAATTAAAGGACTAATAGGATGGCGATTTACGCAGGCAAGGGAACGTCTCTCCAGATGAGCACGGTGTCCACTGGAAGCACAACCTTATCCACTGGACTCACGCAAGTTGTCTCAATCAACTTTCCGCAGCCGACCAATCCGCCGGTTGACGTAACCGTGCTCGATAGCACTTGGCGGCAGTTCTTGGGAACGATTGCCGACGGCGGGACAGCTGGACTAGAAATTATTTGGGATCAGGCTAACCCAGATCACCAACTGCTAGCGAGCCTAGTTACGGCTTCGACTCCGAGAGAATATAAAATCGTTGGGCCAACAACTACCAGAACGGCATTTTTTCGGGCGTTGGTCACAGACTTCTCGCCGCAGTCCGCCGTGGTGGAAAACGTCTGGCGGGCGAACGTGAGTCTCAAGATTGACGGACCTGTTTCGTTTACGACGGCTTGATTGGAGGAATTGTTTTATATGGGTTTGCGTGACGACATCATTGCAACCGGGAAGCGACCACGAAAGGTCAAGAAAGTCGAAGGCGAGCCGTGGGGGCGGGACGATGTATTCGTTCTCAAGATGAACGGTGCCGAGCGTGACGCCTATCAAATGGACGTGATTGCCCGCTGCGATAAAGAGGGCAACATGAACAATATCACAGGCTGGCACGCGGGCGTTGTCGCGCTGTTCGCCTGCGACGAACACGGCGTCAAGATTTTCAGTAAGAGCGACGCCCAGGCTTTGAACGAAACCGACCCAGACTCACTCGACATTGTGTTTGACGCGATACGGGAGTTCAACGGATTGACCCAGACCCAACAGGATGACTTGGAAAAAAACTCAGGCAGCGAGACTGGCGATACTTCATCGGCAGGCTCGCACTCCAATTCAACCGGCCGGCAATCCATCGAACTCTTAGACGGCTCGACAGTGACGACTTGAACTTCTGGCTGGCGTGGTTCCGGGTGTTTGGTTTCGACAGCGACCGAACCGACTGGAACTTCGCCAACCTGCAAGCGGGGATATACGCCACGACGCCGGGAATTACGAAAGCTAAAAGCCCGAAGGAATTTCTGCTCACGTTTGAATCGGAGAAGGAAACGTCTGGCGACGAAATCTTTGACCGCTTCGCAATCTTCGCCGCCAAACACAATGCCCTAGTCAAACGGAAGTGACATGGCGAAAGACCTCTCGATTCAAGCAGTTCTAGTTGCCCGCACGACGCCCTTCGAGCAGGGCATGAAGCAGGCTTCTAACGCCGCCAAGAAATTCTCGGCGGATATGAAGCGTATACGCCAGGAGATTAACCAGCCGCTCTTCGTGCCCAAGCCTGGCGGCAAGCAGACGCCGGAAATGGTCATGTTCGGCGGGTCGATTACGCAGGGGCTGGCGGCGGAGAAGTTCCGGCAGATTCAGCGTTCAGAGCGGTTGGCGATGGTGGCTCGCAAGGATGCGATTGAGCACGAGCGGAAACAGCACAACGACCGCTTCCAGATGATTCGGCAATCGGAAGAGAAGGCGTTAAAGCTGAGGCAGTTCTATGCTCGCAAGGAAGCCGAGTTGGAGGCGGCGAGGGGTGGATTTCGTTTACCGGGCGGGGCTATCAAAAAAGCGTTTGGTGCCGCTGGTCTCGCCGCAGGCATGATCGGTGAATCGTTTGGTGGAACGACTGCCGGCAGGATTGGAAGTGCAATTGGCAATATCGGCGGAGCCGCTGCGATGGGCGGTATGGTTGGCGGGCCTTGGGGGGCAGCCGTCTTTGGCGGCGTTGCCGCTCTAAAGGAGTTCAAGCAAGCCGTCGAAGATGCCAACAAGAGTCTACGCAATGCTATTGAGTGGCGCGATAAGGAGGAAATGTTGGCAAAGGAGAGGCAAAAAGAAATAACGCAGGAGGTAAGAGGACGTGCGATAGCGTTCCTTCATCCAGAGCGGCCAGAGACGCTTGAGTCAGTGCAGGAAGATTTACGTGTTCGCGCCGGTCAGCTTAGGAGAGATAGAGACCGTCGTTCTGTCATGGACCCAGAAAGAGAAAAGATCAGCAAGCAGCTTGACGACCTGCGAAACTTGAGAGCCTCGATGGGAAACCTAATCGGAACCAGGGATATAAGCCAGCAGATTGGACAGTTCATCGGAAATCGAATGGGGCTACTATCATCGGCTGCGGTTGCCGGCGGAGACCGTTTTGGAGGTATCGCCGGCGGTGTCATGGGCCGTGGCGCAGCGGAGAACGAACGGATTGCATTAGCACGCGAAGCCCTCATGGGCCGCGTGCAATCTCTCATGGGCATGAGCAGCGGACCAATGGGGGCACCGCTAGCGATTCGTGGAACCAACGAATACCTGCGCGCAATCAGCGACCAGCCGCAAAAGAACATGGAACAGAACCTAGAAGAGCTAGTTGACATTGCAGAGCAGCAGTTAGAGGAAGAAAAGAAAACCAAGACGGCAATTGAAAAACTCGTTATCGACCGAATAACGGTGAATATGTAATGGCGGCAGGGACAGCCCAACTACTGAGAACCGGCAGAACCGGCAACGTTACGTTTGAAGAAACGTCCTGGGAAGCAGTCTATCAGGTCATCACGACCGATAAGACCGACGGCCCGGCGACGGTGGCTTTAGCATCGGGCATACCAGCCTTCAATAGCGTTTATAGCATCGGCAACGAGACTGACCTCGGCGCGCGAGTAACCTCAATCACGCCGGAGCAGGATAAATCCAATCCCCAGGTGTGGAACGTCAGGGTGCGGTGGAGCACCAAGAACGTTGACCAGCAGACGCCGGGACAGGAGGACGACCCAACATTACGCCCGAATATCATTCGTTGGCGAATGGAACCCTATACCGAAGCGGTGAGGGTGGACCGCGACGGGAATTTGATTCAGACCTTTAATAAGGAATGGTTTGACCCGTTCCCTGAAGTGACTCGTTACCGCCCTGTGGTGAACATCGAAAAGAACTTCACGTCGTTCAACGATACATTCATGTTCAACTATACGGGGGCGGTCAACGCCGATAATTGGCTTGGCGGCGATGCGGATTATTGGCTCTGCCGAATCCTACAGGTCGAGCCGATGTTTGAGTTCGGCATTGCCTACAAACGTGTTATCGGCGAGTTCGCCTATAACCGCGACACTTGGAAGCTGGTCCTGCCGCACAAGGGGACGCTGTACCGCGTAACTTCGACAGGCAAGCCAATCCGCAAGCCTGGCGGTGAACTGGTCCACCTTACTTCGCGGGGGTTTATTTCGTCATCGCACGTTGACGACTTGGAATTTAACGTGCATCCCGCCCAGTCGTTTCAGGCATTGAACCTACTGTGACACGACAACCCAATCTTCACCCTTGCACTTACCGCACGCCGGCACAAAGCCGCGTCCGAGCCGAAATGATCCCTTTGTCGGCCCTACATAACCACAGCGGTTGCAACGTATCTCGCCAATGGGGTCTTTTCGCATCCCGCGTACAAGGACCAGGATTGCCAATAACACGAGAACGATAGTTCCTGACACCAACGGGTTAACCATAGCCTCCCCTCACAGATAAAAGGAAAGCCCTCCAATGGCAAACGAGATCACATCCAAAATCAGCCTGATCCTGAACACCACCAACGGAATCGTCGAGCGGTTCGAGCCGCCATCGGCTCAGTATACACAGACGAACGCCGAAGTATTTGCCAACACGGTTTCTCTGACCACTGTGGACGCCAAACTTTCTTTTACGAACAGCACGAATTTCGGCTGGGGATTCTTTCAGAACGTATCGAGCAGCACAGCGGCTATCGTCAACGTCGGAGTCGATAGCACGGCGGTTATTCGCTCATTCACTACGCTTACCTATGGCAAGTGGGCGGTGCTTCCGCTCGTACCGACTTCGACGTATCGGGCGCAAATGAGCACGACTAGTGGCGGTATCCTCAAGTATGGCGTCTGGGGTTCCTGATGGCCGAGCCTGGGTACGATTTTACGAAGGAAACCGCTGAAAGGATAGTCCGTGCGGTGCGGGAAGTTGAGTCCCGCCCACGTCCTAGCCTCGGCATCAAGCCGCCTGTTCACTTCGGCGAGCCTATCCCGGTCTGGGTTCGCAACGACGGGCCGGCGACCAGCGACGTTATTCCGGCTTACGGCGTCGCTGCGGTGGTCGGCTCAACCTTCGACAACGGCTATCCAACGCTGATTGTCTCCCGGCCGAGCACCGAGTTTCGCCGCATGTACGTGGCGAACGGCCCCATCGAATTAGCCAAGGACGATCACGGCCTTGCCTACTGGGGCGACAATGTAATCGTCCGCTACACCACGACGGAACCGACTAGTGCCCTCTTCGCATACGGCCCGGTTCCTGGTCTTTACGAACTCGACGCCTACCGCCCGCAATGTTCCGAATCCTACGGCATTGCCTTCGATGTTACCGGGTCATCGGATGACAAGCTGATTCACGCCTCGATGCACCCTATCGAGCGGCTGATCGTTCAGAACAGTTCGCAGGAGTTCACGAGTACGTTTCTAAACACCCGCGACATGCAGGTGTACTACTTCGCGGGTTCCGGTGGCCCTCTAACCGCGACTTCGTGGACGGTTCCGGTTCACTGCTTTGGTGATTCGATTGCGGCGGACAAATACATTGTAGTCCACGAGGTCAATGGTCATTGGGTTGCGAGTCATGCGGGCAGCACGAGCGGCAGTACATCATCCGACGTATTACTAGCAGTCGATTCGTCAAACGTCGGTATGTATGCTTCGACGCTGTTCAGCCCGTGGAACGAAGGCGGCGGTTCTACACAGTATGAGGTGAATAAAGACCTTGAAGTTGAGTTTGAACCGCAGGGCACTACACCAAACCAATCGGTTCGCGGGTTCATCGACAGTAACGCCTACCCTAGCTATAACGCCGGCGCGGTGCAGCTTCTCGGCAAAAGTGCCGCCGATGCGATTACCTGGCTCGACTATCCGACCACCGGAACCCCGTCTGCGGATGAGAAGCTGGCGGCAACGTCGGATAGCACCGGAGCCTATTGGTCAGTTCTGCACGCCAACTACAACGGATCGACGGTATTCACCAACGGCAAAGACTGGCTTGTTGAAAGCGAAGCGTCTGGTGTCGCGCCCAATCAGCAGATCGGCCTATTCATTGACCTGTCGGATATTAACAATTTCGACGGAACCAAAGATCAACTGTCGATGCACGACAGTAGCGGGTTCACGGTCTGGCGAACGCTGGCCGATCAGGTTTACGTGGCGACGTTCGACGTTAGCGGCGATGTAAGAATTAAGTTTGAGACCACCGCAAGCAACCTGATGGGGTTCTGGGACGCATCGACGATTAGCGGCTACAACTCAACCGCCGATCAATTCCTGGCGAATAGCAGCGGGCTAACGAAGTGGACCACGCAGACGGCAGTAGACGAAAAGCTCGCGGCATCGTCCGAGAACTCCGGCGTATTCTGGAACCAACTGCACGCAGACGTAAACGGCACCTCGGTATTTGTATCTACGGCAGACCTCAAGGTTGAAACCGAGATATTCGGGACTACACCAGATCAAACAATCAAGCTGTTCGTCGATGTATCAGACATTGCAAACTACAGCACGAGTGCGGAACAATATCTGACGAATAGCAGCGGCATCACTGAATGGACAACATTCCCGATTCCCGACGAAAAGCTCGCTGCCAGTTCGGAAAACGTCGGCGTCTACTGGAACCAACTCCACGACCCGAACGACGTAAACGGTTCGTCTGTGTTTGTATCGACAGCAGACTTGAGGGTTGAGACGGAGATTTTCGGCACGACGCCGAACCAAACAGTTAAGCTCTTTGTTGATGTATCAGATATTGCAAACTACAGCACCAGCGCTGAGCAATATCTGACCAACAGCAGCGGCATTACCGAGTGGACGACATTCCCACTAACCGACGAAAAACTTGCCGCTAGCTCAGAAAACGTTGGCGTCTATTGGAACCAACTTCACGACGACATTAACGGAACTTCCGTATACAACTCGACACAAGACCTCCGGGTTGAAACAGAAATTTTCGGCACGACCCCCAATCAGACAATCAAGCTCTTTGTTGATGCGTCAGATATTTCCGGCTGGGTGCAGACCAATCGGCAGGTCTTGTCGCACACGAGCGGCGGGGGTTTGGAATGGCTCAACGTCTCGACCTGCACCTAGAAGATGGCATTATTTGAAAACGCTTCCGGCTTGATTGTGAACGCCAGCGGTGAGCCTATCGACTGCACGGATTGCCCTTGCGGCGGCGGTCCCTGCGACGTAGCCGAATGCGACGAAGGCGGGGAAGCAGAGTACACCGTTACGTTTTTCGGCGATACCTTAACGAACGAGGATTGTGCCGACTGCAATTCCTGTTTCGTCGGCACGCCATTTGTGCTCACCTATGACCTGGGGGCACCGTGCGGCACGAATATGTGCTGCTGGCAGTACATTCCATCCTGCTGCGGATCGCCGGTTATCATCTTGATTATCAATGATAATCTCGTCACGCTGTCCGTTATCGGCGGTTTGGTCGATGCCCAATGGGTCTGGGATCGCGGGGCTTCGTTGACCTGCGACGCCGGCACGATCAGCAGCAATATCGCGTGGGATACCGGCGATGAATTTATGTGCTCCGATTGGATTAACTTAAACGTATCGGTGGCGTGACGTGCCAGAAAACTTTGAATACTCCCCGCTGGACTGCGACTTTACGACGGGCCAATGCCCGGACTGTGGCAAGCGATACCCGCACGGTACACGCAGGAACTGCCCTAAGAAGTCAAAGCACCGTTACAGCCCCGGTACGTTGCTACATGCCCTGATTAAAGAGATTGGTGTAAAGTATTCCTGTCAGGCTTGCGGGGCAATGGTGGCGCAGATGAACGCCTGGGGCATCGAGGGATGCCGACTGCCAGAGAATCGCGCGGTGATAATCGCCAAGCTCAAGCAAGGGGCAAAGGAAGCGAGCTGGGCGGACCGCTGGGCGGCGTTGGCGGGGATGGCAACGGCGTCTTGGTTTAATCCGTTGTCGCCGTTCGAGTCCCTACTTTCGGAGGCAATCCGCCGTGCCGAAGCTAACACCCCCTCAGCACCGCCCCCAGAATCACGGTAATCAACCCGCCGACCAGGAACAGCCAGAACTTGGCGGGGTCGATTTCTTCGCTGAGTCTCATGCTTTAGCTTTGGCGATAGCGGCACGGAGTTTGTCAATGGTTTCGTTGTATGCGTTTGCTTCTGCACAATGCTCGCCGCCGACGTTTGCGGCATCGCACTGAGCCTCAATCAGAGCGTGTAATCCTTCGGAGCACGCCTTGACCAAATCGTCATAGGCATTCACGGCACGCACGATTAGCTCGGCATTGGCTTGCTGGCGCTCATTCGCACGCCTAGTCTTTTCGCTAGACGGTCCGGTTCTGATTCCGAGGTCGTCTACGGTCCAGCCTGCAATCGGCGAAAGAACCTTTGTACCGTCAGCAGCCGCTAAGTATTCCTTGTCGGCGTCATTCGGCTCGGATTCTACCCAGTGCCACGGTAGCGGGCTGTGTCCCGTCTGTTTCGTGCTCATGCTTGGTTCCCTTGGTTAGCGGCGGTCTTGCGTTCGTAGTATCGGACCTTCTGCTTGTACTTGCGGACTTTGGTTTGGGCGAGCTTCAATTTTCGCTGCCACTGAGCGAGCGACAGAATAGCCGATTCGGCACGGCGTTCCACGGCGGACGGCTTGGGCTTGGCTGGCTTCTCTGCGGGTGGCTCGTTCCATTGGGCGAGTAGGGATTCGCGTTCGGCCCGGAATATCTCAATTACCCGCCTTTCCTCAAATCGCGTGCGGCGTTCGCCACGTCGGCGCTTGACCAACTTTTGCGGGCCGCCAAACATTTTCAGTCGCACATGCCGCTCTACGTGCAATTGCCGTTCGGTCCACACTTCCCGCAGGTGCGTGAGTTCGTGAGCCGTAACGCCGATAAGCCCCTCGATGCGATCCGCGTAAGCTGGCGAGCGGAACGCTTCGGACGTGCGGCCGGGGTATAGGTGGGCTTGCGTCGGGTATCTATCTTCCGGGCCAAGCGACACGACGAATCGCATTGACCCGCACCACGCCCGCCCGCTATAGGCATATCCGCTGCGATTGCGGAACTGAGCCGCCTTGACGACGCTTTGCGGCAAGCCGAGTTTCTTGCAGCACCACGCCACCATGCGGCGAAGGAAGTAGTCGGCGAAGTCAGTTGAGTTTTTCAGTTTCATCGTGGCTCACTTCTGCGGCGGTTAGGGGGTGGCTTCCTCATCCTCAAAAACAAACTCGTTTGGTCCGTAGTATCGGCGGGTTCGCTCGTGCCACCATTCGTGACGGTCTGGCGAAAATGCCGCAATTGCCTTGAGCGGTACTTCCTTCAATGAGCCTGGGTCGCCGGGTTTCATCCGCACCATAATTGTCTCGGTTCCGTCGTCTTGCGGGATTGGATAGGAGACGATTTCGACGGGGTTTGATTGCCCAACAATCGTTGCCCAATTCCACGGGCGAACAGGATCGTGGTCGATGCCGGGGCGTAGTGTTTGATTCATGTAGTTCTCTCCACTGCCGGACGTGCCGGCGGTTAGGGGTTAGGGGTTAGCGGTCTTGCGTTCGTTCAGCTCGGATTCGATCTGTTCAGAGTGCATAAAATCGTATAGGCAATCGTCGTTGTTTGAGTCTCCGTAGTGTTCATACCACTCCTGAACTTCTTGGCGCGTGGCAAGCCCTTCTTGCCCATAGTAGGCTCGAATTGCCCGGCGTAGTTCGTCGGAAACTTCGACGGTATAGGTTACGCGGACTTTCATCGTGGCTCACTTCTGCGGCGGTTAGGGGGTGGCTTTGGCAATGGCGGCACGCAACTGCTTTGCGTCGTCACAATCCCCGGCGTTCTGCGACTCGAAAAACTCAAGCGCGCCTCTGCACGCCGTCAGCAATTCCGGCAATGCGACAATCAGCTTAGTGTAATCCGGGTCAACGCAGGCAATCAGTTTACTACCCTCGTAAATCGAAACTGTGCCGCATGGCGTAAGCATTGGTCCGCCGATTATCCAGCGGTCGGTTTTAGTAGCGGTCATTCGTGTCTCTCCATTTCAGGGGTTAGCGGTCTTGCGTGGCTGTAATGACTCAGGCTTAACGAACCTCACCCGCTCACCGCCAGTGCTCAGCGGTGCGGCAATCTTCACCAGCCCGGACGTTCTTACTGCGATCACCCGAACCGGCACGCGGTACACGTAGCCCCACCCGCCGCGTGGCGAGTGGAGCCAGTCGAGTTCTTGGCCGGGGTGGATTTCGGGGAGGGTCATGGGCTAGGCGGTGGTTTGGTTGCGACAGACTGACATGCTATTGAGTACGTCGGCCAGCCTTCGGGCCTGCCACCCAGCTTGGTACGCATCTGGCATGGCGTAGCGTGACGTGTGGCCATCTTCTCCGAGCACTGAGGCGGTGACGTAGTAATGCTGCTCGTCTCTTTCGACTTCCGCCGAACCGATTTCAACTAGTCCGTGCTGGCCATTGCCGAGGTGGACGGCCACAAAAAACGTGTCGATCAATTCGCCGCTGATTCTGACTGCGTTCATCGTATCTCTCCGGGTTAAAGGTTCGCGTGGTTAGTCGTTCTTAGTTTCGAGTATGCCAGTCGCAATGCCATCGACCACATTCTCCGCTCGGTCGTCATTGGCGATCTTTACGCCGTGGAGTTTCAGTGCCTCGGTAAGCTGGCCGTAGGCATAGTCAACGGCGTATTGCTCATCTTCGGTCAGTTGGTCGTATGGTCGTATTCCGCGTGCTACAAGTGTCATTTCGTCTCTCCGGGTTAAAGGTGCTGACCCATCCATCGCCGAGCCGCAGAGGGGAGGGGTTAGGCGGGCCATACTTCTTCTATTGCGAGTTTTGCGGTCGCTTCGATTCCGTGTCCGCCTTTGAGGTAGAACACCGTCGCCTTGGCAAGCTCCTCAAACTGGTCGGCTGTGAGCTTTGCCGTGTCGTGCGTCTTGCGGATTTCATCAAGCACCAGCCGCCAATGTCCGCCTTCGGTAAACTTGTAAGTGGTCGTCATCGTTCGTCTCCTTGTTTGCGTTGTTCGTTTGCGTTCTCCCCCTAATTATAGCCATTCGGCTAGATTTAACAAGGCTTTTGAGAAGATTTTTTCGGATTCTTTAACCGCCTTACTGGCTTAGACTTAGGGCGACCTCGCGGCCTTTCCTTGGAAAGAAATGCGGCAAGTTCGCTCTCGGAAAACAGATAACGTCCGGCTACGAGGGTTCCGATTCGCCCTTGGGCGGCAAGCTGCTTGACCCGCGCACGCGAGAGAGCAAGCGTTTTCGTTGCAGTCGCCATGCCAAGAGTAAGGGATGATTTTTGTCGCATGTAGTTACGTCGATCTTCCTATCTAGAAGTTCAAATTCCGCTAGTTCTTCGATGTGAAACTCGAAGTGACCTTCACCAAGCGGAGTACCGGTCAATTCCATGACGCAATACTGACGAATCCTTATCGCTGACCTATGAAGAAACCTTGCGGCTGTGCTGGTCATGACCCAACTAAGTGGCGTTCGGCCGCAGTTCGTTTGTTGCTGACTCTTCGTTGCCCAACGGCAGTTGCCCGGTTCGTAGTTGCCGTCATTGTCTTTTCGGTCAAGCGTCATGCCCTCCGGTCGCTCGCCCATATCCTCAAGGAAATTTGTGAACGAGTCCCAGCGTTGGCAAACCTTAATACCACGGCCGCCATATCGCTGGTATCCCGTAGCTCGCGGATTGTTGCACCGCTGCCGCATCATCGTCCAAGAAATATAAGTCGGTGTCGGAATCCAGTTTTCTTTTGGCATAGCCGTTAATATAGCCGATTGGCTATCCACGTCAACCCGCTCGCAAGGTAGTCAAGCAAATCCCTAAGCGGGGTCGGGGAGCGGGGGTGGCAAGACCGGAGACGGAAACGCAATCGATGGGTCAAGGTACGAAGCGTCAGCCACATGATCCGTGGCGTGCCCTAGAAATTGTTTCGCCGCGTCCTTGCCGTGTTCTCTGGCGGTGTAGCTCGCCCCGGACCTGCGAAGCCATTTCGCCGAACCGTCTACGCCAGCACGTTTGCAAAGTCGTTTGAACGCCTGACACCAGACGCGGCGCGTCGGATAGCCGCACCAGATTGGCCCGGTCTTTCGTCCGGCGCAAAGCGCGTCGATAGCTTGCATCGTCTCAGGGCGGAAGCGGCGGTGAATCACCTTGCCGGTTTTGCTTTGGACGAGGCAGCATGAATCGCCGCGTATCCAATCGCGTTCGATGGAAAGTAGGTCGCTGCGCCTGAGTCCGCTGTCGTAACCAGAGCGAATGAACGCGGCCCAATACAACCGCCGCGATACGCCGCTGTCCCAGAGCTTGCCGTTGACGCGGCTCTGGATATTGCCCCGCATTCGATTGACCACGGCGAGCAGCTTCGCCACGTCGTCATGGGTAAACGCCCTGGGAATCTTGCGCGGGCGTTTGATACGGCGAATCTTTCCGGGCGGCTTGCATAGCCCTGCGTCGGCAGCCGCACGCCACAACGTCAGAACCTTGGAACGGTCGGCGTGAACCGTGTCGGGCGACAATCCTTTTTGCTGCCGCGAGACAAGCCAGCGATTGACCAGCTCGTCACTGAGGCGGCAAAGGCAAAGACTGCCCCCCGCAAAGTCCGTGAGCAGCTTCGCCCGCAGTTTCAATTGTTCGACGCTCGAATCCGCGAGGTCATGCTCTAAGACGTACCTGTCCACGTAAACGCTCAATTCCATGCGTCACCTCCCCAGAGTCCCCCAACCCGGCGAAGATTGTAGCGGGGGGTCGGGAAATCCCTGACCGTCCTTTGCCGCATGAATTCTGGAAAAATCCGGGGAGCGCACCACGGAATCCGGCATTGCGGACTTTGCGCGCGAAAGATACGCGGATAAGTTCTAAGCCCCACTTCGGCCTCAGTCTCTTAGCTGGGCCTTCCGCGTTGGCCACGCGATTCTACGGCAATTCTGAATGCTACCCCACTTTCAAGCGTGCTACTTGAAAGCGGCCCTCACACGGTAGGGGTCACTGGTTCGAGTCCAGTGCCGCCCAATGACGGAAACCGGGTACACGGTAATTGCCGCAAACGGCAAAAGCAAGCGAATCCCCTAAGAGCGGTACAAGAGACGCGGCGGCTGGCCAAAGTGGCAACACCTGGCGGCCGTGGCAACTAGCGGTTTTTGAACAGCCGCCGCGTTTTCTTATTTGCTTGCCGGTAGCGGCGCAAGTATACTCTGTCAACATGGCAACGGTTATGACCCAGGCGAGCAAGTTTGTAACGGTCGAGGCGGCGGCTGAAATTATCGGCTGCACGGACGGGCGTGTCCGCCAACTTCTCCGCAACGGCGATCTGCCGGGCGAAAAACTTAGCGAGCGTGTCTGGCTGATTCTCCGCAAAGACGCGGAGAAATACGCTTTAATCCCGTATAAAACGGGACGGCCAAAAAATTCTTCTCGTTCGGCTTGACACGGAAACCGCTAGCGGTAATACTCTGTGGCGTTCCACGATTGACGCTTCAAAACGTTGAGCGTGGTTGACCAAAACTAGTTGCACCTCTTCGCCGCTTTCTTGCGGCAAGTCGTGCGATAACTCAGCACGGACGGCATTTGAATGGCAACCGTCATGCCCCGCACGAAGCTATCCCGGCTGCTTGAATACATGGCAGCCGCCGATTGGCATTCTGCCCTGCGCCTTGCGGCAAAGTTCCCGCAGCTAGGCGCGCACAAGGCGGCGATTACGCGGGCCTGGAACGCGATTCAATCGCCGCAGTTCTACCGCGAGCTTGGGCAAGACCCGGACGCATTGATTGCTGCTGGCGTTGCCGCTTTGAAGGAACGATACGAACGCAAGGAGTAACGGCATGGATGGCCCGGCGTTATTTGGAAATGACTTGTTTGGCGAGCCGATCAAGCAGGCTTCGCGTGGAAAGCTGGCGGATGCTTTTTTGGTTCCGCCGTTTTCGGTACTGAATGCCCGCGAGGGCTGGTGGCAGGAGCGTAAGGCGGCGTGGCTTGCGTTGGGCATCCGCAGCGAATTGGGAAGGG